AATTCAGCTGCAGTGGGCAACTTTGTAAGAGAGTTGAACTTTTCAGGACGATATTCATCTCTAATAAAAGTTTTTTGAGAGTCGTATTTAGATATTGCTGGTTCAGGATTTTCTATATTAAAAAGCATATTTTCTAAATCTATCTGCTTTTGTGTAGGTTTAAAACTATTAAACTTCAATTGAGAATTTATCTTATCAACTTCTTTAGGAGTGAGTTTCTTACCTTTTTGAGCAGTCTCAAGCTTTGCACCAAACTTAGCCATGTCTGAGCTTTTAGCTTTTTTAATCTTTCCTTTAGCAAGAGCATCACTCTCTAAACCATATTCTTCTGCTGTATCGAGAATAGCATTTTGTATACCAGCAGCTGTCTGTTTTTTGTTTGCAATATCTTTAAGTTTCATATTTGCTCCAGACATCATTGCTTTAGCTGAGGACAGTTTCAATAAATCAAATGGATCATCTCCTTCTGTGTCTTCAACAAGTTTAAGAGATTTATCCATAACCTTGTTTTGCCTAGCTTCTGTTTTGCTTATATCGTTAATATAATTTTTAAACTTTTTACCCTTTGCTTTAGGGTCATCCAACTCACTAACTCCGTAGGAAGGAATTTTCATATTGCCAAATACAACAAGGCTTTCTTCATCACTACCTCCATCTCTGAGTTTCATAGCAGGTTCACCCCTTTCAACTTCCACAGGATTGTCACCATAGGTGATTCCAATTCCTGTTCTTCCTTGTCCATCAGATTCATCGTGAGACTGTCCTCTAAACATTATAGTTTCACCACCATCAGGTAAATAAGGATTTTGAGAAATAGGTTCTGCATATCCACCCCAATAGGTTTGAAGCTCTCCACCCATTTGGAAATCAGGTCTTTCTGTAGACATAGCTCTTTCACTAGGAGAAGCGTATTCTTTAAGATGACCACCAGACCTCAGCATGTCTGCATCATTTGGAGCTTTGAGTAAATCTTTAACGTCATACTCTCCAAACTTTGCAATCACTTGTGGTTGCCAATCATTACTAACCCAACCTCCATCTTCCATGAATGCATTGAACTGACCTTGTTGTAAGTTCTGAGCTCCTTGTTGAAAAGCTGATGCACCTAATGTCTGTGCATTTCTTTTCATCCTATTCTCAGTTCCTATGTTTATAATACCGCTACCTATATTACCAGCAATCTCTGCACTTTTTCCCACTTGATTAGCTCCTGCAATTATCAGTCCTAAATCTGCCCTACCACCTTTTCTAAACTGCTTAATCTTGTTACTATCATCAAGAGGTTCATATCCCATGTCAGAATAAATGTCTCCAGGATTGTACATGTTTTGAATCTCTGTCAAGTTTCCACCTATCTCCATACCATTCTTAGCAAGAAAGTTTGTACCCATTCCATAAGGATCACCAAGTTCTCCTGGTTGAACAAGATTGTCTTCAGGTCTTACATATTTACGATTTATTCTTTCAGGAGTCAGTCCAGAAACTTGTGCAGAAAGATTAGCAAGATTAGTAAGTTGCCTAGCTGATTGAGCTTGTTTAACAGCTTGATTTATCTTTCTACCAGCATTAATCACTTGTCCCAAAGGTTTTGCAAATGGTCCTGCCATAGATGCAGCTTGGTCTAAAAGTTTTCCTCCTGCAGAAGGAGTTTGTTGTTTAGGTTGTGCAGGTTGTGTAGGAGTGTTTCCAAAACCCAAGCTTTGTGTTTGGTCTTGTGTAACAACTCCTCCAGGAGCTTGAACTAACCCTGTTAATTTATCAATAAAAGCAGATGAGTTTCCTGATTGTTGAGGAAGGTTTCCTAAGGCAGATGACAATGCTTGGAAGTCAAACGTACCTCCAGCCACTGCTTTTTTTAAAGCTTTACCATGTTTAGCCATAAATGCTTCCTCTGTAGGAAACTTCTTGTAGAACTCAGCTTCAGACTTAACACCAGCAATTTTGAGCATTTTTGCTTTCATATCAGTTGTATTTATCAAGCCATCCACCTTTGGATGGTTTATTATAGTTTGTAAAGTTAAGCAATTGATCTAACTTCTTAATAGGTTGAGCATCAGCACTGTTAACACTAATACCACCTTTTGCTATTGGGTATTCTGTAACTGATTCTCCATCAAACTCATATTCTTCTCCAGGCTCCATGTATTGTACATCTCCTGTATCAGAAATACCAATAAGAGGTTCGTAAACTCCTTCCATTGTTATTTGGTTGGAATCTATTTCTACAGGTTCTCCCCAGTTCTCTGGATTCCAATAGCCCATATCATCCTTCTTTATATCTCCACCTTGTCTCTTTTGTTCTATTGCTCCTGCACCTAGCGCTCCCAATCCTGCGTAAGGTAGTAAACCTTTCATAGATGCATAAACTGTTCTAGGATCGTTATAATATCCAACAGCTTTTCCTTTCTTTACTGCGTTCTCCCAAAGACCTCTAGAATAATCTGTTTGAGAATTAAATCCTGGTTTAACTCTACCCAATCCTAGTTCTTTTAAATATTCATTTATACTTTCATATGTTCCTGTTCCTCTTCTTGGTGTACGGTCAGAAAATACTCCAGAAGTTGTGTTTCTCATTTCTAGTCCAGGAATACTCTTAAGATAGTAAGGGTTAGTAATATCTTCTACATCACCTTCCCACTTTCCTGGATTTATTCCTAAAGACCAACTTGTTTCTCCTTCTGGGATATTTACAGTGTTTACAGTCTGCTCTGGTGTATAAAAAGTTAATCTTCCATAAGGATTTAGCTCTTTTACACTGTAGTTAACTCCTGACTTATTTCTTTTTGCAATTATATCATTCAGTACATTAATATTTGCATTGAATGTGTTTACATATTCTTCAACTGGAAGTTTGTTTATAGCTTGTTTATCTGCAAACTTAGATACAACATCTCCTGAGTAAAACGGTACCACTTCACCTGTAGGTTTTACTACAGTGTTAACAAACTCATCTTCTGTCATTTTAGAAACAATATCTTTGTCCTTTTCAGATGCTTTTTGTAAAGCTTCTTCTTTTGTAAGACCTGATCTGTTCTTTAATCTACTTGCACTAGTTGTAGAAGGCCTACTTACAAAATCACTCCTCCTTAGACGTGTTGGAAAAGCTTGATACATAGAGGTTAAAAAATTTGCTTTATCTTCCTCTGAAAGGGCTATGATGGTATCTTCATCTATATTACCAATTAATCCATACTGTTGACCTATATCACTAAATCTCTGATTAATCTCACTATTTGAAATATCATTAAAATTCACTTGATTAGCTGTCTGAAAGTCCTCTATTCTTGAATTGAAGTCATCAAGTGTACGAATTCTTACAGAAGGATCGACTGGGTTGAGTCTATCTCTTGCAGCAAGTTCAGCAGCTGTTCTATCAAACTCTTCACGAGACATTCCAAATATTGTATTAGAAGGTCTAGACATCATACCTCCTTGAGGAGAAGGCATAGCCTCTCTTGCTACAGTGGGAAGCTTTTTCAAAGCAGCTTTTCCTACACCTTTTGCTACACCTTTTAACAACGGAGTACCAATTGCCACTCCTCCCATTACATCGCCAACTGTTAATGCTGGCATCACTATGTTTTCTGCAATTCTATTTAATGTCTTTTCTTCTTGAGGAGAAAATCTAGATGATACTTTTCCTGTTTTCTCATCAAACTTCTTACCAGTTTGTTGTGCGTAATCTTTGTTTCTTTTGTTTATTTCTTCTTTGCTTAACTGTTTACCTTTTGGAGATTGTATAACAGGTTGATCAGCAAGAGCTTGTTGCAACCTATACTCATCCATTGTAAGCATGTCTGTTCTTGGACTCTTTACATATGTACCATCTTGACTAATTGTCTTAGGTTTGAAATCCAAGCCTTCTTGGTAGTATTTCATTTCACCACCATTCTGCTTTTTAGAAAACTTTTTATCTGCTAGTTCTAATATCTTTTTATAACTTCCTCCTGAAGATTTCCAGTTATCTTCAATAAATTGAGTGAATGTATTATCATCTACACCATAAGAATTAGCAGCATCCATTAATGCTGGTAATTCATACGCAGTGAAATCATACCATTTTGATCCTTTCTTTTTCCCACTTTCAACTCTTTGTTTTCCTATTTGAGTGATAACAGGGTTACCAAATGTAGCATTTGCTGCAAGTCTGGCGTAGGGAATTGTTTTTTCTTCCAATGTTTTTACATCAATACCTTCAGGGTTTTCTTGAATAGCATTTATTGCAGCATCTCCCACTGCACCCAATGGTTGTTTTATGAGCTCACTAAGTGCTGTAAATGGAAGCCCTTCATTAAATGCCTTTGCTGCTAATACAGGAGCTGCGTATGGAATTTGATCAATGAATGTATCTTTATATATATTTTGTACATATTGACTATATTCATTGTTCATCCTATCCTTTGCCCTAGAATCATTAAAAATCGATCTGTTATCTTTTGATTCAAAAGGTTTTGTAGACCTAACAGTTTCACGATTCATTGGTTTCTCAGTGACAATTGGTTTAAGCCTTGTGTTGTCTGAAACAGCTCTACCATTCTGTGCACTAGCCTTTGTCTTCTTTGCATAAGGACCATTGGAAGGAATGTCTCCTGTGCGTGCGTATGTGAATCCTACAGAACCAGGAAGACTACCACCCATTGCATATTGCCTCATCATAGGAGCAACTTCCTTATAATGTTCAGCAAAGTATTCTGCATCTTTAGGGTTATCAAATCTAATAGCTTCTCTATCTCTAAATGATGCATTAGGTTTAAATTGTAACTTACCATTAGGTCCTTCTTGTATGTAAGGTACAGCATATTCTCCCATAGATGACATATAGTGTGTACCTGTTTCTCCAGGACGAACTCTTACAGGTTTACCATCAATCATTTCATTTCCACTAAATCTATAACTAGAAGGAGAAACACTTGTCATTCGTTTGGCAGAAGGGTTACCAAATTCAGCAGCTAATGCCATCTTAGATCTCATCTTTGCTAGGTTAAGAGACTCTAATTGTTCAGCTGTTAACTTACCACCCATTTGCATTGTTCCACCCCATGCACCATTATAATTAAATCCCTTGTCAGTGAGACCTCCCATGGTTCCTTCTATACCATTCTGGGCTTTTGGAGCTTCATATTTATCTAACCACTTTTTCATACTACTTGTAAGAAATTTGAGCAGGTGCTGTAATAAATTGAGAAACAATATGAGTTTCAGAAGAGTTGTCAAGAATATGCCTAACTTTAAGTTCTTTAGCTCTCAAAGGTTCCTTCTTAAAGGATCTTTTAGAGTAGTCCATATTAGCTTGGTTTACAACTTTATCAACTGACATTGACTGACAACTGTTTAAAAACAGAGGCACTGATTTATTTTTAACCAATGACCAGAAAGTGTTGTATTGATAAAAATTACCACTCTTCGTAAACGTTATAGTTTTACTATCTGTATTATATAAAGGATATTTTAAATACTGGCTGAGGTTGTTTATTGGTTTAGAAACAAGCTCAAGCACTCCTGAAGATTGTTGTCCGTTATATAAAATTGCTTTATTAAAATAATACTGATCTGTTTCAACCTTTTGATTATCGTTAAAAACACCATCAGTGCTTGGGAGATACCTATACACCTTGCTGTAATCTTTTATGTTCTGAAGTATCTCATCATAATACTGATATGAAAAAGGATATTCAATTACATAAGGCTGAACACAGTCATAAAACTTATTATATATAGTTGGGTTTGTCAAATGCCTCCACAAAGAAGCTGTATTTGATTGTTGGAATTCAATAGCTGCAATATTAAGTACATCAAGGTTTACTATTGGAAGGTTCCAACTTTTATTACAACAATTAATTCCTGTTGAAGCAACTGTAATTACCTTGGCATCATCTCCTACACTAACAGTGAATCCACTAATCAGTGATGCTTTTGGAACATTAGAAGCAAGTATATTTCCCATATCATCTGATATGGAAAATACACTTAGTCTACTTCCAGCCTTTTTTAACTTTATAATAATTGCTTTAGCCATTTGTTATTATTAGCAAATTCCTTGATTATCACCATTCACTGTAAAGTAGTATGTGTTTGAGTTTGCTACAGTTGCTGCTGGCCAAACACAACTTAATCCTGAGAAAGCAGGGCATCCTGAACCATCTCTAGCTGATTGCCATACATTTCCAGTGTTACCGTCTTGAGTAAGTTTTATTGAAAGAGACGAGTTTCTTTGTACATTGATGACAGCTCTTTGAGTACAACTTGTATCATCAAAAGATGAACCTACTGCAACCCATGAAAGTCCTCCATCTTGTGAATATGCAAATGTCAAAAGTGGGAAAACAGAAGCGCCTGGATCATGTCTACCATAAAGAATCACTTGTATAAGATCTTGTGTAGTTGTAGTTGTAGTGGTGGTAAAACCAGAAACTGCCAAATCTATATAGTTTGGACAAAGAGCACTTGTAGACTTCACCCTTATTATAGACGTTCCATCAGGAACAACTACAGATGTATACCCTGAAACAAGAGATGCTTTTGCTACAGATGTTTCAAAAGCAGAAACATACCCATCTACATTTGAATATAGATTGAAAGGTCCTGTATCAGCTCCTGCCGTAGTCAATGTTATTAATACTGTTTGTGCCATTTTATAATATTTTAAGGTTTTAAGCTAGTGGGATGTATTCTGCTGTTCCTTCCAATGTACAGTTTACTGTTACCACTGTTGTAGTTGTGGTCGTAGTCACTGGAGGGATTAACACTGCAGTTCCTGCAAGAGTACAAAAACCAATTACAGCAGTTCCTGCTAATGTGCAACTAAATGGACGTGCGGTGGTTGTGGTAGTTGTAGTAGTTGGTGGAATTGGAATCTCTTCGATTGCAAGAGCTTCTAAATCACATCCACCATTTAATCCAGAATAGAAGAAATTGTTTTCTGCAATATACCAGTTAGGAATATAGCTATGGAAACTCACCCAACTCTTTGTGTTGAAATTGAAAGAGAGTGTCCAAGACTTATTACAAAAATATGTAGGATCTGTTAAATAAACAACTTCACGAACCACGCTGTAAAATAATTCCTCACTAGGCATTCTATATTGGGTTTCAATATAAAACTCATTTGTAACAGCGTCGTATTTAATGTCGTTTCTTAAAGGAATATAATCAAGTTTACTTATTATAACCCTATCAAACTTGCTATCAAATACACCATGTATTCCTACGCCATTGAAATGGTTGTCTGTAGGAACATTTGGAAAATATCTAAGTATTTCAAAAGCAAGATGATCTGTAAAGAACCTATTCAATCCTGAACCAAATGCTGACAAGTCTTGTGCACTGTTTCCTGAAATTAGAAACACTTGTCCTCTTTTTGCATCAATTGTTATCTGTCCTTGAGGAATCTTTAACAACATTTTATTCTGACTTCCTACATAACCAAGATCTGTTTCTGCAAAATCTATTGGAGGAGAACTTCTGAACAATGTGTCGTTTCCTACGTAAGCAGCTTGAGGATTGCTTGTATCAATTGTTAATAGAGTGTTGTAAAGCAATGATTTGTTTTCAAACCTTGCAAGGACAGCCCTGTTCTGAATACCATCTAAGCTTGTAAGTTTTCCATAATTCTGTGGAAAATCAAAGAAGCTAATTGGTCTGTATATCAACCAACTGTTTATACGATTGTCTGTATAACTTTGTTGCCTGTCAGAATATATTGTTCTAAAAGGAAAATTTGTAAAACACTGATTGTCATTCCAGTTTATAGGAAGGTGTGAAAAGAAATTTTCCTTGTTTTGTTTTGAATAAGTTGTATTATAATAATAAGTGTTATCAAACGCAATACTTACATTAGTTTCTTGGAACCAATCGTCAGGAATACCCGTGCTCACGTGTGGGAAGAAATCTCCTTCCTTATTATTAAATGCTTGTCTAAGGTCTACATTTACACTTGACTCACAGTAGAATGTAGGAATGCCGTAAGCAAACATATACATCTTACCATCATAATATGTTCTTCCAGGATTCACTTCTGGAGGAAGTTGATTGTTTGGACAATCAAAATTATGAGCCTTAATAGATATGATATTCTTTAAAGAGAGTTCGTCTGGACCACCATCGTCAACTACATAATCATATAATATAGACCTAGCTGAGTGCCAATATTCTGGATAGGCAACATTACCTATCTCATCGTAAAATATATCACTATCATCAGGAGCACCCACTCTATTATCAATAAAAAATGGTAGTTTAGTTTTAAAGGAAAACTCATTTATAAAAGTGTCTCCTCCAAAAACTGTAGCTTCTGAACTTGATTGGTTTCCAATTTCTCTCTGGAATCCTGTATCAATTGTGTCATATGAATAAATCTGACCCCATTGATTAGTGAATATATTTTTGATAGATCCGTAGTAACAAACAGTAGAGATGTCAAACAACTTCTCTGGTTGAGAACAATTAATTTCTGGAGAAGCTGTTGGAGCATTTGATACTATATATCTACTTTTATCTTCGATTGCACTTTCTCCTCCAGAAAGAACCAAACTGGGGGATCGACTTGGGAAAGGTAGAGGTGCGTCTGTGCTTTTAGTTTTTAAATAAACAGAAGACTCTCTTTCGTAATTATTAATGTTATTAGTGTCTCCTGCAGATTGAACTCCAGGAATCAAATACTGCTTTATGTCAAGGTTTCTTTGTTTTACACCAAGACCATTATCAATTGTAGACCAGTAGTCGTAGTTAGCAATTGAATTGTAAGAATACCCATAGTTCCTTCTAGTAATTCCATTTAGATAGATTGTCAGATAGGATTGATAGGCAGCGAACATTGCAGATGCATTAAATGTGGCAGTTATGTTTGCAATTGATTCACTAGAGGCAAGAGCATCTTCTTGAGCTTGTTTACTTAAAAGTTTATAAAGAGCATTATCTCTAACTTGAACAAAGTGAGCAGATCCTGCTCCAAATATAACGTTTTCAAGCTTTAAAACATTTCCAAGAAAAGGTTGTCCAAAAGATGTTTCTGGAGAATTGAATACATGTCTGTATTTAGATTCGTCTGTAGAAAAAGCAGAAAGTCTGTTTGGATAACACAACTCATTTGCTGAATCAGAAGAGTCACCAGTTTGAACAATTGTATATCCACCAATTGTAAATGCAACATTAGGTACTGTACCAATTTGTACTTGTAATATTCTAGAAGCACCAAAAGATAGAGTGACGTATTCGTTCGTTCCAGTGGCAGCATCAATATATCCAAACTTGGTAACAACACCATCTCCACTTACACGGTATGTATCATATTGTACAGCAATAGGAATAGCAGTAAATGTTCCAGATAGACCAACTGGTTTAGTCAATGAACATATCTGAAGGAGTTGTCCTGCATACATCGATGCACTTGTAATAGTGTTTGTAAAACAATCTGTATACTCGTAAAGTCCATCGGTTGCACAAGTTGCTTTATAAGTTACACATTCATTGTTGTATGCATTATTTTTTTCAAGAAGAAAGGGGTCCTCTCTAAGATCGTTATACGGGTAGTTTGGAAAATAGTAGTCTGTTCCTTCTCTGTTATATTTTCCTACATTTCTAAGAATTCCTTTTGCAACTACTGATTTATTTGTAGATCTATCACCTCTTACAATTTTAAATCCAGCAATATTGTTTTTTTGTTCTTGCGTAAGACTTGATGTAATTATTAATTGTTCTATCTGTTGAGAATCAATTAGTACACCAATTGGGAATATGGCTCTATCTTTAATTTCAAGATTTGCATATCTACCATTAAGAGATATTGTAGGGGTGCCACTTTCAAATATAGGGCTCACTCTTACATCAGGAAACTTATGATGTCTGATTGGTTGATTTGCTAAATCTCCCCAAACATCTGCATTACAAGGATATACGTCTGTTGATTCCCAATATGCAAACTCTCCTTGTTGATAGGGAGTGGCATTTCCAATATTATCTCCTGTTCCTGAACCAGTTACAGAAGCTGTATTATATATTTTCCAATATTTGCTATATCCTGTTGTACCAGCTGTATAATCAGGTTCTCCTACAAAATCAGGATTTGTACTAGGAACATCTGGTTGAACTAACTCTGTATAGGTTATTTCTCTTCCAGGTATGTGAAAACCATCTGTCTGTTTACCGTTCTTAAGAAGGAATACAATTTCAAATGCATACACTTCATCCCTAAGATAACCTCTTAAGTTAGTTGCGTTTAATTCGTCTGCATAATTTTCATTAGCAGGAAGTTTATAAGTTTGCCACTTAAGACTTATCTGGTTTGCAATTTTCTGATAGTTAATCCTATCTATAGAAGTGAGATTGTCCCAAACAAGAACATCTTGAACAGATGTCAAATCTTGTGCAATGTCGTAATAAGGAAACTTTTCAAATATGTCATTTATAGTTAGTTGAATCTGAGTTTGATTCTGTCCACTATATGTTATTTGATTTAAAGAATCATCAATAAAATATGTACCAACAAGTTCAACTGAAGTGATGGCATTCACTGTTTTTATTACAGCAAGATTATAATATTCAAAATACCCTGTAACATCCAAATTAGATATATCCACCACTATAGACTTACCAACAGGATAATTGAAATTTCCTGTTATTATTTGTGCATCTGATATTGGCGTTGGGTTTGTTACAGAATAGTATGATGTGTAAGCATCTCCAGCAACATCACAATATTGAATAGCAAACTGATATGTACCTGCTATGAGATTACCTCCATTTACAACATTAACTACTTTTAAAGTGGGAATGCTAAAATCAGGTTGTACATTTAATTTGTTACAGTCAATCTCAGTTGATTGAGTTCCTTCACAAACATTTGATCCAGGTTGTAAAGCGTATGGTAGATTATTTAAATCAAGATATCTTCTTGGATTTAAACCATCTGTCCAATAGATTTCTGTACTACAGTTTGTTATTTTGTGTACAGCTTTGTGAATTGGATAATTGATGTTAAAATTAAGACATGCAGCATTTATATAGGTGTAATAGACACAATTATTGTTGTCCATATAACCAATCTCCGAAGCTCCAGTGGTAGGATTTATAAGAAAGAAAATGTGTTTATTCTGTTCAGCAATATTATGACTACCAATTAATTGATAGCCCTCTGGGAAATTTAAACACAATTCATTGCCTGGCTCATTCTGATAATTTACAGAATTTGAGTCATAGTTTTCTACAGAAGCATTTAGAGCATACGTTAGTTGACCTTTTTGAACTTGGTTCAACGATTGATCCATGTTCAATCCAGTGTTTGCTGAATTATACTCTTGCTTTATATTTGATTGTTGCTGATCAGCCATTGTTAATTATTACGTCTCCAACCATATCTATTTGTCCTATTAGGCAGTTCGTACATGTTGAATCTGTTCAAATCTTGCTTGATTCTTCTTTGCTTTGCGTAAGGATCTTGTTTCTTTATTTCTATGTCAGCCATTATAAATGCTTCATCTGACAATTGTTTATAGTAAACAAGTTTTTGCTGAACTTGATTGAATGTCTCGTCATTTATCTGATTAGAAAGAGTTTCAAATATTTTATATTTGATAAACGCTTCAACATATTCTCTTATACGGTAGTTATCAGGAATCATTTGATTTCCTGATTGATCATAGTCGTATGCATAAAATACAAGATGAACAATACCTTGTCTGAAATTTGTTACAAACTTGTTGTCCCTTATATCAAAACTATCTGCAGAAGAAGCTCCAAGATTTGCACAATCTAATGTGCAGTGAGCTTTTACAGAGATGTTTCCTGGCTTAAGTAGATATGATTTTTGGTAGCTTAGATTCAGTTCGTTACTTGTCTTGTAGACAGCCTGTATCAGTTCAGGCATACAGTTGCCTGAGCATGAAGGGTTTGTACAATTAGGATTGTTACAAACTTCATCACCTATAGTTAGAGGAGATACTTGTATTGTTGTTTGAGAAGCAGCTTGTGAATAGAATGAGTTTGCTGATTTGTAAGGATAACCATCAACATATGTGCACATCCAAGCTTCTCTTACAGCAAAGAAGTTGTCAGGAAGCCTTGCTTCAAAGTCTTCTATTGTCAAATAAGTTTCTTGAATTTCATACGTAGCTCTTCCAAGTTTCCTAAGACACTTATCCAAGTATGTAGGAAACAGAAGATCATCAACAGCTCCTGTATCAAAATAGCTTTTCAGCTCTTCCTTTATAACGGAAAAAACTGGTTCTGGGCTTACAAAATTATATTTATAGTAGTAGCTCATTTTTGTATCTTTCTATTTGTAAAAACTATTTCTTCCATTCCTTGTAAATGTGTTGGTATTTTTCATCAGCATTGATGTAATGTGCTATCATTCTTGATGTAACTCTTGAAGGTTTGAAATACCAAAAGTTACAGTTTTTTAATCTTGCTGTTTCTTTAAACCAAATCCATCCAAAGAAATATCCTTCTGTATGGTAGTTGAAATTGTAAATAACTTTCCCTTTCTCTTTGGTTTTCTTCCAGTCTATAGCAAGATTTACAAACTCACTTTCTGCACCTTTATGTTTCTTCCTTTTCTTTTTGTTTATTGAAAACTCTCCAAATCCAAAAGGAAGCTTTTCTCTGTTTCCAGTTTCTAAAATGTAATTTCTGAAAGCTTCGTTAAATCTATAGATAACATCCCTCCAAGCATCAAATGATAAGTTTACATCTGGATGTTTCTTGCAAAAATTTATATAGTTCTCTCTACTTGCCGATCTCCAATCGATCTTGGTTCTCATTATTTAAGATTTGGTGCATTGGGAGCCTGACCATCTATACCATCGTCAGATATGTCAGTTTTAATACTAAAGTAAGTTTGTAGTAGCTTTTTAGTAGTAAGTTCAAGCACCTGACTTTGCAAATATCCTGGGAGAGAATAAGGTTTATCCAAAGGATTTTTGCAAAACTCGTCAATGTTTATACTTTCTCCGCAACAGCATTCTGAGAACATTATGCTGTTTGGAACATCCTCTTCAAACAAAGCAGTCATTCTTATTGCTTTCAGAAGAGGATTACTTACATATAAATAATTATTCATTATCCAATAATAAGCTTCTTTCTTTATTATCGGAAGTTTCAAAAGATTTATATATCTATTTACTGTAATTTCTTTAAGTTTCTTTCCCTGACCACTCATTGCATTTATTGAGTAGACACCTTGGATGATGTATTGGTAGTTTCCCTCTGCTATTCTTGGAATCTTTTCTTTACTCCTTGATATAGTACATGGGTCTACGTAATCACAACATTCTGAGATGGGAACTTCCACCATTTCAAGGCAGGGTATTGTTGTAAACAGTGTGTCTGTTGCCCAAAGTTTTCTAAGATTTGTTTCCCTCTTTATCAACAAGAGAGAATTGTTTTTAATTTCAGACGCAATAGCACGATCAGTTATCAAACTATCAGTTGATAAAAGTTTGTGCATGCTTCTTACGTCAGATACTAATTTTCTTAGAGTGGCCATTATAAATACTGTTTATATATATTCGTCATTCCATAGAGATGGTCTATTAGAAATCCTGTCACTTCTCCTCTTGATCCTGTATATCCATTCTTATCGTCCCATGAACTCTTAGCATTTGAAAATGCTGGAATTTGATAAAATTTAATTCCTCCAAAGTCGTGACTCACCTCATGATGTTTATCTCCTGTGAATATGTAAAAGTTCTCATGGCTTGACCATTTGTCCTTATATTCTATTGGAAATATACCAGCAAGCTTAGCAGGCTTCATCGCATCTCCATGGTTGAACATTATTGCTGTCTTTCCGTAGCTTACATATTTTCTATACTTAGGAGAAGTTTCAAAAGATATGTGCTCTTCTGACTTGTAATACGTTTCTAACCATTTGACCAAATGCCATCCTACATACTCATCGTGATTTCCAGGAACGTAAATAACATTCAGGAAAAAACAATTAGATGCCAAAAAGTTTATCATATCAACCTCATGATTGCATATTTTTTCAAAAGAGTTATGATATGACAATATATTTTGCTGAGGAGTTCCTTTAGTTGTAGTTCCGTTAAACTCACTATTAAACTCATCAGAACCTATTACATAATAAATTGTATCAACAAGATTTGACACAAGAGCTTGATTAACAATCACTTCTGTCTTTTCTCTTATCTTTGCAAACCTGTCGTTGATGTTATTTGAACCATCTACATCAAGCTTGTTAAAATGTGAATCTTGCTTGTTTATTATTAAAGATGCTTCTGACACATCTTTTCTAACTTTAGGGGAGCCTACAGAAGGAAGAGTGGGTTTATATTCCTTTAGAAAGGAAATAAATTCGTTTTGGAATATTGCCTCCTGACTCTTTTTACTCAACCATGCTTTAACTTGCCAGTTAGGTGTGGTTGTGTTTCCCCAATAGTTTTGTACATATTTAGTTATTTCCCAAACAGAAACATCTATTTTAGACTTTTCAATCAGCTCTTCTAAAGACTTTATTTCTTCCTTAACGTTTAAAACTATTTCTCCAGTTCCGTTTACAATATCTTCTTTGAATATTGCTGTGTTGTTTTCAAAAACTTGAACAGGTTTTACATCTCTTAACTCTTTCAAAAGATCATCTACACATTCTTCTGTCACACCAAGTTTATCTGCATAAAACTTCTTGCTTTTCTTCCACGTCAATAAATTTTGAAGTTGGATTAGAAGTGATTGATTTTCAGACATTTATGAAACATTTAGTTAAATTGACATAAAGATAGGGAATATTATTGAATATACAAAATAATTTTAATTTTGTCAATTATTACATTAACACGATTAATTAAAAACCCCCAACGTAGACACGCCAGGGGTAAACCCTGTAAAACCAACAAAACAGAGTTTTTATAAACTTAAGGAGCTATTGTAGTTGTTGTGCTTGTTGTGACACTTGCACACTGTGTTAACAATAAACATAATGCTGCCAAATATCCAGGGTTGGTACTTAGGATGGCTATCATTGATTGTACAATAGCAACTGGTGTAATTTTAGAATCTATCTTCTGAAGTGCTGTAGTGAGACAATCTTTAAACTGTACTCCTGATCCTGGAAGGTTTGATCCAGAATAATAGATGTAATCTGAGTTTATAGGATAGCCTAAAAACCCATCATATACACATCCAGAAGGGTAGTAAGTGTAGACAATATCAGCGTTGTAACAAGGCATACCAGGTACACAAGCCATAGTTTAAGGATTTGGAATGTACATAATATAATAACAAGCAATAGAAGGCTGTATGTTTGCATGACCAAGTCCTCCTCCTGTAGAAGCAATACTTATTCCTGTTGTAGCAACATTAGTGTTCAAGGTTGCTTGAACTCCATCTCTAGTAGCCTCACCGCCACCACCTGGTTCAACTGCTCCTTGAAATGTGTGCGTGTGACCAGGATCTGTAAGAAGGTGCGTGTGCGAAGGTATTTGTGAAACATCAAGAACTACAGAGTTTGATCCAGATGTGCTAAGAATAGAATAGTTAGGGTTTCCAGGAGTTGCAGGATTAACTGCAGAACTCAAAGGACCTCCTCCTACGCCTACAATTGCACCTACACCAACTCTACCTCTCTTGTCAGGAGTTCCATTAAGACCATTACAAAGATAGATTTGTTGCCAATCTCCTATTCCTGCACCTGTGATGTTAAAATTTGATAATGAACCATAATATTCTACAGCAGTGTAAGGAATCATTCTTGAATAATATGCTGTAGTTGCTGGTAAACTTGCTAAGTATGCAGTTATTAAATTATTAAGGTCAGCAAGCTTTACATAGTTTGTACTTACGTCAAGAGCAAGTGCTGCCAAGTCAACTCCCAACTGACAAAGTTTTGTAATTACAGCTTGTACAATATCATGCGTATCAGACGATGCTGTAACTCCTGTAAGACATCCAATAGTATAATTGGCATTCAATGTGGTGAGAGTTCCGTTGATTGATGTAACTTGAGTTTGCAAGTTACAAGCAGCTTTTACTAAAGCTGTAAAAAGTTCCTTTGCAGAAGGATTTCCACATGCAGGAAAGCAGGGAGGAAGATATTGTGTTACAAGTGTACAGTAGTCTCCAATTGGAATATTTATCTTTATTCCTGTTCCATCAAGAAAAGAAACAATTGTATTTATTAAAGCTTGCTCCACTGTAAATAGATTGTCCCCATTTTCAATAGCTAAGCTAGCAACATTCTCACCTGTATATCTTACACATTTATCTGAAGTTGTTTCTACACAACCATTATAGCAGTTATTACAAGCCATTTTATTAATTATTTATATATTAAAATCTTTACCCTGCTAGCTATCATTTCAATAGTGTAGCTTTTGGCGTAGTCTGGGTTACAAATCTTATTTACCAATATCCTTTTGTAGTTAAGAAGGTCTCCAATAACTGTATGGTTAAAAGGAAGTCCTAACATAAATACTATGTTATTGTATTGATTATTTGCAAGATCTGTTAGCTTGCAATCAATATCAAGTATCAAATTTGCAGGAGTGGTGCAGTCTACGCAATTAACTAATCTTGGTGATAACATTTTTTATCTTTTGTGTTATGTTCTGAATAGCACTGTTGCAAGCTGAACATAATCCATTTATTAATTGACATCCACAACCAACTTTCATTCCGCAATTTCTACATTGTGCTCCCATAATTATAATGTTTGTATGTTATACAAAACTGTTGAAGTAATTTGTTCCAGAACAACCACAATTGTTCTTTATGAAGTTTGACAACATTTTGTCTGCTTGCGTATACAATTTGTTAGCAGTGTCTACAGCACAGTTATTAGCTGCTGCAATAGATCCTTGTATGAAATAGTATATACTGTTCAGTTCAACTTTTTGTTGTTGTTTTATAGCCAAATCACACTGCATCATGTCAAGCTTCATGAAAGCTTCATCAAACTTCTCCTGTATCTTATCAACTCTCATTATTGTCTTATTGACAAAGTTTGTCAAAGCTGGACTAATTGTGTATGTTAAATAATACACCCCATCAGGAAGAGGTTGTAAAGGTTGTCCCACCGCTGACAATCCTAAAGAGGTAGAATTGAAAACGTTGAAATCATTTGGAACAAACGGTAAAACCACTGCTGCAAATCCAGGAACTGTAATACTTATTGTTGGACTTACAGGGGTGGCATCATATGTAGAGTTATCAGCTATTCCTAATGTGTTGATATTATGAGTGTCGATAACTAATATATCCAGTACGTTTGCCATATCTTTTAAAATAATTATGCCTGAGGACTTGAGAATCCTCTCTCACCCTCAGGCATAGGTTTATATGATCCTTATTTTATTAAGGAACCAGTGTAGTAGTTGTTGAAGTGGTTGCCCATATAGTTGTACTAGTTGATGTAGTAGTCAAGCATACAGAACCGTTGTCAACTGGAGTACCCAAAGCTGCAGTGAGAATTGCACTTACAGAAGTTGCAGCAGCTGATCCAGCAGGTACTGCTATAATCACTGTGCTATCTTCTTTGATGTAATCGCTCCACTGATAAGCAGATTTGTCATACTCATTGAACTTAATGTAATAAGTGTCATAAGTAGTGCCTGCAGAAACCCAAGATTCAAAGTTACCATTGTAACCAGCCATCCTGTAGAGGTGCTTGAGGTAACCAGCTTGATAGCTGTAGAAGTTCTTCTCAAGTTGTGCAATCTCGTCAGAAGTTCCAATTGCATAAGATGCACGTTGAACAACTTGAGGGTTTGCAACAAGGTTACAAGCGTCTGCTACAATGAAGTCTGCTGTGGTGGCTGGACCTTCGTATACGAATGCACGGAACCACATCCTGTCATATTCGTAAGGGAAAGCAGCTACATCACAAGGCTGACCATATTTGGTAAGAGGTTTACCAGTGATACGGAGAATTGCAGTGGCATCATTACGAAGACGCTGGAACTGATACAAATCAGAGAAAGTGATGTTGTCAGGGTTGTTACCAGGAGCAGCTTGTTGGAAAGCCAGGATGATTTCGTCAATCAAAGCTGGAACGTTAACATCTGTACAAGGGTTAGCACCACAATCGCAACAAGGAGCTTGAACAGTTACACTACGAGTGAAACCATTGAAGTACAAGGTGTCCAGGTAAGAAGAATGTGCACGGAGGGTAACAGTTACAGTCTCACCGCACTGAACAGTCCAGTTACCAATGTCAGTGATTTGTGTAATTGGGGTAGCACAACCGCTAACTTTGTACCACTCAGTTACATTAGAGTTTTTTGGTAAAATTGTTTCAGCATTACCTGTTAATGCATTTGTAGCAACACCAATTTTGTCAGATCTTTTTGATCCTTGAAGATAGGTGTTTGATCTACCTTGAGCAACATAGAAATAAGGAGCAGCACCAATGTTTACTGCTGTAGCAACTGTATAGTCGTTCCTATAGAAACCGACTGTTCCAGCTGTAAGGTCTTGCGTAGAACCGCTACTGGCAATTGAGCTGCCAACAGGAACCACGAAGAGCGTAGTTAAAGAAAAATCTGCCATTTTTGTTTATTTTAAATATTAAAAAGCCTATTCGTTTGTTTGTATTCTATATGCACTGTTCTGTACTGCTGATTGGTTTTCTGTGTACATTGCAAGATTTTGAACAGTGAGATCTACAAGTTCGTCCTCCAAATACTCTTCAAGTTCACAATTAACATCTGTAGAATCTGTTCCATCAAACTTTACATATCCAGCCTTATCTATATATTCTGGATATCTCATGTAAGATATGTAGATTTGTTTTGGTGTGAACGTACCATCTGTGAATACACTTATCTCGTCAGATGACACGTAATTGAAAGTTTCTTGGTATTCGAAAGAAGGTTTGTAGTTATCGTTATTTAGGAGTAGAGAAGTGTCACCATGTTTTGACAAATCCTTGTTTATCCATATCACCCTGTCTTTACACTTATCTTTGTCAGCCAACATGTAGCTGTCAATGTAAAACATGTATTTTGGGAAAAGCTGGTCAAGTTTTGTATACCATTGATTTATCTTCGGATTCTTGATTTCTAAGTTTAAAGGCTGATGATTGTAGTGTACCACCAATCTTTGGAGATCCTCATAACGTTTCTTAAAAGAATCAAAACCCATACCGCTAACTACACTAAAACCATCAACCTTTTGTTTAATCAACTTTATTTGACTTTCATTGAGAACTAAAATTTTGTCCTCAAGATTAATCTGTTGATGCTCATTGGTAGATAGTTTATTTAGTTTTTGATCAATCTTATATAATAAACTATCTACTAATATCATAGAGCTGCTAGTTTTTTAGTTTTTAATTTTCCTTCTAGAGTGAGAAGTTCATCTTGATGATCTTCGTCTGCAAGGAATTTTACGAGTTCTTCTTCGTCAGTTGCAACTTCAAATTCTCCTTCATAAATCCTTCCATTAGGTTTTATCCTATATATAGAATGAGAGGTTGCTTGTTTTACAAGATCTTTAATATGGAGCAAATTTTCTCTCATGTCAGCGAATCTGTTAAACACTTCCACTGTAGAAAGACCTTGGTAACTTCCAGTTTTGAATTCTGTCTCTTTCAACACATTATCTACAAGATTGTAAACAACTTCTTCTTTTGTATTGTCTGTGACAGGTAATCCCAACAACCTTGCAACTTTCTTCTTCTTCTCAGGAGTCATGTTGTCGAACTTGGAAATTGCTTTATTTACAAGTTGTTTCTTTTTAAACATAACTGCGTTTTCAATTTCATCATCCACTACATAAAACTGTGTGTCTGCAGGAAATTCACCACGCTCCCAAGCTTGATAAGAACTTGCAATTGTAGGATGCACACGCAACCAAGAAAATGCTAGTTCCTGAAGAGGTTGATCAAGATCGTAGAAATTATCACCATCCATCAATTTTACAGCCTGAACGTGCAGAGTGTCATTTGAAGAAGTGCTTAATCCGCTGTTCCAAAAAGGAGAACGAGGACCAAGCTCAATGTTAAGTGCTTGTTCCAACTTATTCTTAAGATTTTCAACACGCTCTCTTTCCAATTCTCTTTCTGTAGGATCTTGAATTCTTCTTATATAAGATGCGTTTGGATCTAAACCTGTCCTATACTGACCATCAAGTTCCTTGTAAGGGTATTTAAAAACACCTGTTCCAGGAATCCTTGTCATACCTTTTTGCGAAAGACCACCTTGCATTGTTTGCAATTGAGAGTTATTATACTCTTTCTTAATTGTGGAAATTTTACCAACTTTGCCCATATTTAGTTTATTTTATTTGGTTTGTAGCAGATGGTTCCCATCGAAGGGAATGCAACTGGGAGACACCCCAGTCCATCCATCTGTAGGTTGAGAAGAGCCCTCCAAAGGAGGGAGTTAGAGGAGAGCTCTTCTCGGTAGGATTGGTCTAGGAATACTATTCCTAGAGTGGAATTAGAACTGTGGAATCTCTTCGATCAAAACTGTGCGAGAGAGATCCTCAATGAACACATCGCAACGATCTTTCATCCAGATTTCATAACCAGGGAACTTATTAGCAGAGCTCATACCCTGAGACTTAGCAAAGCCTAAGTGGTGACGAGTTCCGTCAATGTAACCCCAAGTCATAGAAGGAGCACCTTTCATCCTTACTTCACGGATGTTGTTAATCATTGAGCCATCGCTCATTGGAGAAACGTCAAACACCATGAATACAGGAGTAGATTTTTTATTCTGACCAAATTCCAGATTAGATTGTGGAAGATCAAGTTCCTTCAGATGGATCAATTCAACACGACCTGTCTCACGAGTAACCATGCTATCAAAAGCAAAGTTGTAAGTGATGTGTTGACCTTCTCCTTGCAAATACCTGTTTCCAGAATCAGCCATAAAGGTGAGACCAGAATTCAGAGCATCGTTCTTAAGAGCTTGTTGGAATACATCGAAACCTGCTTCGTTGGTGTACATTTTAACCCTACGGTCTTTAACGTCCACCCTGCGATAGAACAAATCACCAAATACGGAACGAATCAGATTTGCAGTGAATTCACCACGATTGTATTGAACCAAGTTACCATTGTTACGCATCCTGTGATAAACACCAGCAGAAGTACGCTTCAATTCTTGCTTAGAACCGTTTGTTTTAACAGTGCCAGGCTTGCTCCAAATCATACGCTTAACTTTCAATTCAAGCATAGACTTACGCATCCAGAACTCGATGAATGGTTCCCATTTAACATCGTTTCTAGTGAGAGGAAGCTGGTTCCTACGTTGAGGAGCATATACAAGGATGTCAAGAGGCTTACCAGAAGCATCACGCATCATTTTGTCATCAGCCCACTCAGTGATTTTGTGCTCATAACCATAAGCTGAACCAAGAGATTCAAACATTGTGATTTGCTCACCAAGACGAGGAAGACCTAACAAATCCTGGTCAAACTCACCAATTGCAGCGTCAACCAGTTCCAGCTCAATACCAACTTGTAAGAAGGTGCTGCTTACGAAATCAACTGTTGGGTTGTCACTTACAAGAGTGAAGCTGTAAAGGTAGCCCATGTTCCAAGGAACTGGATCTTTAACAACATAAAACCTAGGACCATACTGACGAGAACCTACAGAAACAATTGCATTTTTAGAAAACTCATTGGTGTCAAGTACAAGAGAAAACTCTTGACCATCAATACCAGGTTTTGTCAACAATTCTGTAGCTCCAGGAACATCAATAATTTTTGGAAACTTGTAAGGCACTTGTACCTGCCATTTCCAAGCATCACTGTTGTTATCAATGTAATAAGGAGTGGACTTGTTGATCATGTCCAGAAAATCGTTACTGTACAAAGAACTTTGAGTGTACAAGCTGATGATTTTCTTATCATAATCAGCAGGTTCGGTGGAGTGGAAACTTTCTAAGTGATTAGCGTCCGTAAGCTTGCCTACAGCACGTTTATCCATAGAAGCCACTCTAGCATACGTAAACCCAGTTAAACCTGGGATAGTTTGAATTGGCATTTTGTTATCTTTTTAATTATTATAAATGTTTACTGAAACCATGATGTTGTCCTAGATGATTCTTTTGAAGATTTTGCTGCAGTTTTTGTACTCTGCCTTGCAACTTCACTAAATAAATCATCTGATTTTTTACTGATTCCCCTTTTTTGTATTGTTGACAACGTAGGATCGGTTTCTAGAATTTTAAGAATTAGTCCCACTTTAACTTTAGTAGAATGGTTTTCAGGTCTTTTCAATTCCAAAATTTGCCTGTCAAACTCTGTTAGCTTTTCGCCAGAAGGAGTTTGATATTTGTCAACCAAAAGAAAATCTTGTAGTTCGTTAGCTAATTTTGGATTGATGGGGATTCCGTCAAATTCTTTAGCTTTTAATTTATCCTGTAGAACAGTTTGTACGTTTTGTACATACTGTTGTTTAAGGGCTTGTTGCTTTTGGAGGTCTTGTTCTCTTTGCTGCTCCATTTGAGCAAGTTTTGCTGCTTCTTTCTTAACTAACACTTTGTGGTGTTTTGCTGAAACAGTTTCAAGATCTCCATAGTTTTTAAGTCTTTCAACTTCTGTATCAATATCTTCTGGTTCAAATCCTTGATCAGCCAGAGCTTGTTTAATTACAGAAACTTGATTGCTTTCTTGTGAAAGATCCAAGTCTGAAAAACTTTGAATATTATTATATGTACCGAAATAATCTTTTGGATCGACACCTTTTACAAAAATAGCTTGGAAAGCTTGTTGGTAGTCTTCGCCAAATTGACCTATGAAATTATTCACTATGTCAATTGCTCCTTTCTTCTTCTCTAAATTAAACCTCTCTAGAAATTCCTCAGGAGTGGTTATTGATGGGGATTCTTCATCCTCATCGTCTTTATTGAATACACCTAGTTTGAAAAGGTCACGAGAAAGAGCTTCGAATTGATTAACCTCTTCAGAATCTGAGGAATCATCACTGTCAGTGGTAGTTGGTTCAGGTTTTGCTGCAGGTTTTGATGAAGTTTCTTCATCGTCCTCATCAGTTTCTTGTTCAGAACCATATAAAAAATCTTGTATAGATTTTTTTGAATCTTCAGACTCAACTTTTTTCTCCTCTTTAGGAGCTTGTTGAGATACTTTTTTAGGAGCTTCTACAGGAGCTTCTGGTTCAAGTTCTTTAACGTCAGAAGGGGCTGCTGAAACTGATTCAGGACCTAGCAAATCATTAATAAGATCTGCACTTCCCATTCCCATTTCCATAGTGTTTTCAATACTAAAGTTTCCAAAAGATGGAGTGTTTAGATTATCGGCCATATGTAGTTTATTTAAATTATTGGTTTACTGTGTAAAAATATATTAACGTGCATTAATTACAAAGACGTGATACATTATAGAATTCAATTTTTGCGATAATATAGCATTAGTGATTTTTACTATAACGTAAATAATTACGATTTCTTTTTATTTCTGCCCTTTGCATTCTCTTTAGCTACTGCTAAATCGTTTGCTTGATTCTCTCTAGCCAATTGAATTTTCTCTCTTTCTATTTGCATTTTCTCTGCAGCAAGCCTGTTCTTATTTTGTATATCAGACATTTTCATTTGGTAATCTTTGGCAGCTCTAGCCTCTTCGCTAGCAAATCTGCTCATCTCAAGGACATCTGGAACAGCATTGCTATTTAAATCCTCACTCTCCACTTTACCAAATCCTGTTGCTTGGATGATTGCAATTTCCTTTTTATTGATCCTGTCAAGTTCTTTTTGGTAGTTTTCATTCGCAACCTTCTGCTCATTCTGCATTTGTGCTTGTTCCATCTGAGCTTGAGCAATTTGTTGTTGCTGCTCCATCTGTTGCTGTTGCATTTGCATCTGCTGATCTTGCAGTTGTTCTTGCCTCTCTTTGAGAGTTTTGAACACTCTCTTCATTTGCCTAACAGAATTTGTTGAATAAAGCTCAATGATGTCATGCAGAGAGCCACCATTTTGAAGAACTGCCTGAGAAAGACCTCTAATCTCATCAAACATCTTCTTGTCTTCAGGACGATTTGTAAGATAGACTTTCAAATCACGGAATTTCAAATCTGTACCATTAACTTGGATGAATGCAGATTCTCCTTCAGATGTGATGTATGAAAGCGTGGATTGTGGTTTTTTGCTTTCAACATATTGAGATGCATCAATAATTGCTTGATACAGTTGACCCATTACATACTCATGTGCTACGAACAGAGGCTCTGTTTGGGAATACGACTGTTGAACAGCTGCATTTACACCTGTAGCAGACTCACTTGCTGAAATAGAACCCATACGTTGTCTAGTCATACCTATAAGCTCCCAACACTCACTCTTGAGCTGTTGAGCAAGCTGATACCTAGATTGAATCTCCTGCGTACGTGTAAGGTCAATGTCTCTAAATTGGTTGAAACTAGATGGGCTCTTGAGGTTCTCAGGAGAGTCATCAATAAACACTACACCTCTGTTTCTAGCTTCCATTTCCCAAACGTCAAGAGCATCTTGAGCATCACCATCCTTTGGAACAGGAACGTGTCTAATAGATGTCAAATACACCTTACCCACTTCTTTCTCAAGGAGTTTATAAAGCTGGTTCATACAGACGTTATACAACACCTGGAAGGGCTTCATAAGGTCTACAAGGCTCTTTGCTTCAGTGTTCTTAACCTCATGAACAAGTCCTATTATAGGGCAATAGTTCAAGAGTTTATAAGGCTTGATGTGATAGATGTCAGGACCAATCTTAGTTCCTTGATACCACTGATTAACCCATCCCCATTCAAGAGATTGTTGTGTAGGGATTGTTCCCGACTTATAATTTTCATCTACCAGAATAGACTGTTCATTTCCCAGCTCATCTATGTAAATAAGCTTACCTATTTTCCTCTTACTCAACCAATAAGATCTAACAACTACATACTTATAACCAAAAGAGGAAACATTTGATGTAAGTCCTAGAAAATCTTTCAATCCATCGTTATTCTCTTTCATCTCAGACTCAATCATCATCCTTGTCTGAAGAACCAATGGGTCATAAGTGTCATATGTAACAGAATCAATACCAGGAGATACATCTGGATTACCAAGGTTTGACTCACGTACGTTAATCAATCCATAGTCTTGTAGAGAGCTTCTCAGGTGATCTATTTCATCCTTTGTAAGATCTGGTATGGATTCGATTATTTCCGAAAGCTCCATCACCTGCACTGTACCAGCAGCGTAGGCACCTTGAGCTCTTCCTGTAGGATCAGAAATATATTTCCTATCTGGAGTGGTGAGAAACCATGTATTCTTTGGATTAGCCACCTCTACATTATAGCCAGTTTTGGAGTTGTCCTCATAAATATGGAAGAACTCTCTGGCAGAAATAAGCATATCTCTAAAAGCATCTTCGCTCTTTTCCTTCAGAATAAACTCAGCTTTTTGGGCTGTCAATACGTGATTTGCCCACTTCTCAGCAACAGATGTATATGTATCTAGCTCATCCTTAACTTGCTCAATTGTCATTTGCTGAAGCTGCTCCTCATCAATCTCAGCTCCTTCCATAGCCATTTTCTCAGCAATCTTCTGCTTTGCTTGAGACATTACATAGTTTTGAAGAATCTCTGTTTTAAACTTCAATTCCTCTGACTGACTGTCATCATCAAAAGCTTTCACCCTAAATGCATCTGGACGCTTGGATATCTCTCCAACAAGCTCGTTAATGGGTGTTGTTATTATTGAATAGTGCTTTACATAAGCAGGAAGCTGCAAATCTGCTGTGAGCATCTCTGTAAAACTCTTAACCTCAGGCTCTTGGTAGAAGTCCTCCATACGAAGGATTCCCTTTACAAGATCGTAGTTTTTAACAAATGTGTCCCTATTTTTAACATATTCAGCGTAAGCCTTATTTGCAAAATAGTCCATTGTGTTCTTTATCCAGCTCTCATCTCTCTTTTCCTTTTCAGTTTTAAACTGGTCAGGGAATATATTTAAATACGCATAGCGTATTGTAGCATCTTTTGTATATCTAATTATTGCCATTATGTAAAGAGTTTATTTTTTCTATGGTTAAACAATCCTCCTCCTGAAGACTCTATAACGGATCTTTTCTTTTTGTTCTTAGAAAAGAGAGCTGCTATTCTTTCGTCTCCTGAACCTCCAACTCTTCCCATGATGGGGTCCATTTTAAGGGCTTGTGCTATAGCAAGTTCTGCAGCAACCAATCTATCGAAGTTTCCCTGGTCGTTATACTGTATTATCTCTTCAAGCAGCACTGGATCAAATATCTTACTCACCCCTGTAACCTCTCTTATAAGGTTACCTTGCTCGTCTTTTTCTGAATGTATAACATCTTCCAAATACTTCTTAAGACAGTTGTGAAGATAATCTATTATTTTCTGGGAGCTCCTGTGTATGCCGTATTCACGTTTCACTGTTGTGTTTGGTACAACTTCCATCAACCATTGAGGTTGTTTCTCCAAATAATGGGCATCTCCCTTAGCTTTCATGTATTCTATGAAGGAAATGTCATCATTCTCACACAGAGTTCTTGCGTTATAATATTTTATAAGCAATCTAGCCTGCTCTTCCCACTTTTCCTTCTTATCAGGTCTTGCTACGTAGGAAGCAACAAACATGTCCTGATATTTCTCCCCTGTAATATCATGCATTCTTTTATATACGTACACAGCTCCTAAAGAGGAACTGTATGCTGATTGTCCTTGTCTATACGGGTCAACTCCTGCTACATACAATCCATAAGGAGGGTTGTTTACAGGAAACTCATATATTACAATGGGGGCATCTTTTGCGTCTGAGTTCTTTAATGGGAAGTTTGTAATTGGTAGCTTATCTGTAAAATCATGACCAATCTTTTCTCCATCAGAAAACAATATCACTGGAGTGCCTGTACGCTCTTGGTATAAAAGCCTGGTTTTCTGTCTTTTAGCAGCCTCAATGTCAAATATATTTGTATCCTCATTAAGGAATATATCATCCACTTCCATAGGATAGTACATCTTTTCCTTCAGATATGCTATCCTGTCTCCTGCTTTCTTTAGACGTTCTAAGTTGGATGTAGTTATATTGACTGCCTTTTCCTCATTGCTAACCAACATCTTAATGTTGTGTAAATCGCTACCAGCAGGTTCCTTAAGGAATTCACCAAGGTTAGACTCCTCTTTTGCCTCCATCCTATATTTGTACGAGATGAAGAGGCCGTGCACTCTTGCTGTATCTTTGTCATTATTATATGTAAGAAAGTTAAAATTGTCTACGTCAAACATTAAACTCTTTGCATCCATAAACTTCTTCATATCACCACCAGTGCCTGTAAGAATAGGGGAACAACCCCATCCAAAAGGTGTAGTGAAACCAGGTACAGCTGCCTGAAATCCTCTGAGAAAGTTGCCCTTACCAATCTCGTCAATAATCAATTTACGTGGCTTGGTACCAGCAATAGCTTCCTCATTATTACCCTCGTCTAGGTTCCTTATGAGGATTTGAGAGAAAGGAATCCTTTCACCTCCCTTTGTTTTAATACCCAATGTCACTTGATTCTTCCAATTGTCCTCAATTCTCTGCCATCTCCAAGCTTCTGGAAGGAAGTTTAGTCCCTTATCAATCTTATCTGTAATAAGCTTAATATCTGGAGCATTCAGTCCAGCAATAATGTTTTGGGAGTTTTCATCAAATGTAGCTCCCCATGCTATATAACTTGCCTCAAGAACAGACTTAGCAAACCTTCGTATACCAAGAATTACAAGTCCTTTCTTCTCCTGCTGTGCCCTATCAATCTCGTTTGTTACAATCCATTCGTTGTCCCTCAGAAGTGGATTAGCGTATTTCTGGGAGATTCTACCTCTCTCATCAATAACATCCACCTCTGTATGCCATATGTTTAGGTGCCAATATAAAAAGGGGTTGATATACACCCCATTCATCATAGCACCGTTTAAACAA